CTGGCCTACCATAATGAAAGAGCTCCACGGGATGGTTCGTACTAGTGCATTCTTCATGAACACTGAGCTCAGAGAAAACGAGAGGCAAAGCCTGATGTATATGGACTTGCTGGTAGGTAGAGAGGATTATGAGATAGACATCCGTGATGCTGTTGATGTACGGCTGGGAGATTCCTTTTACTCGCAACACCAAGCAATAGATGATAAGACGGGTATGTGGTCGTCCGAAGAGTACGACAATATATTCGATATGGCTATGAAAAAAGCTTTTTCACGAATTCAAGAACGCCCAAGAAAGGTTAACATTAGTAATTTTTGGGACTTTTACATGCGTAGGAAGTCTTGGCTCACGGGCGGTTCTCTGGTGTACAATAAAATTGATAAGGAGAAGCTGGATTATGAGTCTGAAATCCTGGACGTGACAGGTAGGGTCGTTGAAAAACTGCAACGCCGCCACACCAAGTCTTCTTTCTTCGAAGTATACGAAATAATAGATGCAATAGGGGATTTGGAGATCAGTGAACTAAATGTTACTAAGCTGATGAAAAAATATGAAGTGGGCGGTAAACACAGAATATTGCTACCTGGGTCGTTCGTGCATTACTTGATTGTTTCGTATGTCTTGATGTTCTTTGAGAAGCAGGAGCAGGTAGGATCGGTGAGAGTGAATGCTCCTTACGATGAACACGTTGTCTATACCGATATTAAGCTCACAGAGGGACTACACCATCTCTTATATGACTGGAAGGACTTCAATGAAGATCACGCTGTCGCGGATATGGCCAAAATAACGGCATACATGTACACAATAATGGAAACACCGCGTGACATGTTACCCTTTGTTCAGGCTATAATCGAGAGTCTATATCAAATGACAATCATGGACAAAGAGGGAAACATGTACCAGTTATTCAAAGGCCTATTCTCAGGCTGGCGAGACACTAGCAATAAGAATAGTATATTAAATGACGTGTACGTAGAAATAGGGCGGATATGTTACGTGCGAGTGTACGGCCAAGACCCAATTATATACAAAGACCATGGTGGTGACGACCTGGATGCTACTTTCAGAAACGCCGAGGCTGCTGTGCGCTTCTTTTACATAATGGAAAGGATAGGATTCCCTGCTAACATTGTTAAACAGATGGTGGACACAAAGAGTGAGTTTTTCAGAGTGACTATAACAAATGAGGGGGTGTATGCCAGTCCGACAAGGGCACTCGCTTCATTCGTCGCCGGAGACTGGGAGAATTCACGCCCAATCCCCGTTAAGGAGAGAATTGCTGGGCTTATGGACCAGATTGCTCAACTAGAAAGACGCGGGATGAGCCCAGAATTCGCACGTGGTGCCACAATCATGGTAGTCGCGCATTGGTGCCGAATTAAAACAGG